GGCATTGATGGTGATTTAAGAGATGTTATGTCATTGTTTGATGGCATATCATGTGGACAACAAGCATTAAAAACAACAGAAAGGAGTTAGTATGAAAAAGTGTTACAGATTTTTGCAAAAAAGACATAAAAGAGAACGTCTATATCGCATTGATTTAGAAAAAACAATCAAACAGAATGCGATTAAAAAAATAAATGCTAATGCAGATTGGCTTAAAAAACATTCAATTATATTAACATAATAGGAGAATAATATGAAAGATACAAACGGTAAATTTAAAGTCAATCTTGATATGAAAGATATTCTTGTCACAGAAGAACAACGTATGGAGTTTTTAAGACTACATAATAAGTTAAAAGAAACAGTAAACTATATTTCAGAGTGTCACGACATTCGATTGTCTGATGTGTCCATGCTAGATGAATTAGTATGTCATCTACATAAATCATTAAAGTTTGTTCCACAGAAAAATCCTAGTGATGATACAGCAAAATGGTATGCAGATTATGTGTTAGAGTCAGATGAAACTGCATGGAAACCTATGTATGACTAATTTTACGGTCAATGTGCCAAAGCCCAAAAAGTTGCCAAGATATGTAGTGCAACAAACTTGGGCTAGTGGTAAATCCTTCTATAGATATAACCCACCTCAAAAGTATGTTGATGCAAATATTGTACAACGTATTAATTTAGGAGAAAGTTTGTCAGAAGTAAGGCAGAAAGCTAAAGAGTTTAATGATGCCATAGATGAATATGTTTCTAATTTAGAGGAGAACATATCTATAGAGAGATTTCCTACACTACTAGGCTTGTCTGTCGAATATAAAAAATCTAATGATTTCAATAGATTAGGCACTAAAACTAAAAAAGATTATGAATACTTTTTACGAGTTGCAATGGAAACAATGTATCGAAATAAAAAAGTATCAGACATAAAGCTGAAAGATTTTAATGGTGCAGTTGCACGACAGTTATATGAACTGTGGCTTAATCGTGGCATATCTATGGCAAACCACATCTGTGCTGTAGTCAAAAAAATGTATTCTTTTGGTACAGAAATGGGATATGCTGAAACGAATCCATTTATGACATTTAAAATGAAATCTACACATAAAAGAACTGTCGTGTGGACACAGGAACAGATGCGTAAATTTCTTGATGTAGCATATGACGATTTTGAATATAGAAATGTCGGATTGATAGCACAAATGGCATACGAATGGTGTCAGAGGATAGGTGACATGCGTTTATTAGAGTGGTCTAATATCGATTTTAATAAAGGTGTGTTAAATTTGCAACAGTCTAAAAGACGTTCTATAGTTTGTTTACCTATTGAAGAAGATTTACTTGACATGTTGGTGGAACAGGAGAAAGATTTTGGCTTTCAAAAGTATGTAGCACCATATACAAGAGATAGAAGTGGTGAATATGTGCCATACAACATAGAACGTATATCACAGGTGGCTAAACGTATAATGAGAAAGGCAGAACTACCTGATAACCTATGGTTAATGGACTTTAGACGTACAGGAACGACAGAGATGGTTGAAGCAGGTGTACCTATGGGTCAGATTATGTCTGTCACAGGTCATGCTAATCCTAATAGTGTTAAGCCATACATGAAAAATACATATGCTAGTGCTAACTCTGCACTAAAAGAAAGAAAAAAATATGTTGACAACCACTAAAATTCATGGTAAAAGCATTCAAATGCCAAACAAAAGGAACATATAAATGATATATAATATACATGATATTATTAATGATATACATATTAATGTAGGAGAAACAAAGAGAATGAACTGTCCTACATGTGGTGGGTATAATACATTTACGATTACGAATAACATGGGTTCACTCGTTTGGAATTGTTACAAGGCATCCTGTAATATTAAGGGAACTACAAGAAAGAGGATGTCTGTAGATGAGATAAAGTCTGTACATGATTTTAAAAAAGATAATGAGTTTGTCTTACCTGAATATGTTGTACAGTCTAATGATAACTATATTCTTAAATGGTTTTATGATAGGAATATAGATAGTAATACTGTTGAGTTCTTCCATGATGTAAAAGAAAACAGAGTTGTGTTTCCTATACATCAGAAAGGCAAGACAGTAGATGCCATAGGAAGGTCACTAGGTAAGAGATTGCCAAAGTGGAGAAAATATGGTAGTAGTGGGTTGCCATTTACCTTTGGATGTGGTAGTGTGGCAGTCGTTGTTGAGGATTGTTTGAGTGCCTTATGTATTGGAAGTGAAGTATACGTTGGGGTAGCTGTGTTGGGTACGACACTTACTGATATTCACAAACGGTATCTCTCACAATTCTCGACAACAATAATAGCACTAGACCCTGATGCCCTACCCAAGACTATGCAGTTTGCAAAAGAATTACGAGGGCATGTAAACACAGTAAAAGTTTTACGATTGACAGATGATTTAAAATATCGTAAAGAAGAAGACTTAATAAACTTAAACCTATTAACCCCAAAAGGAGAACCAACATGGAATTAGCACTTATACGTAGTTTAATGGAGAAAGATTTTTATGATAATCACAGAGGAGCAAAGTGTCCTGACAGATTGTTTAGCAAAGATGTTCGTAAAATAAAACAAGCATTAGATGTTGCTATGCAAAAGTATGAAAGGTCAGTTACACCTGATGAGATACATGCTCTGTTTGTATCAGGTAATCCATCTATGACAACTGCACAGAAGAATGCATTTGAAGGTCTGTTTAATCAGATTAAGAAAGAGCAAACAATGGGAGATGACGTTGCACAAGAGGTACTATCTAAATTATTTCAGCAAGTTGTTGGTGAAGATATTGCTAACATTGGTTTTGACTATGTTAATGGTAGTCTTTCCACACTTGAACCCATTAGAAATATTCTTGAGTCTTACTCCGAGAATTTAATACCTAATATTAATGTCACATGGGATGACATAGATGTTGACACATTATTATCAATGAATGACCTTGAAGCAAGATGGACATTTAATATTGAGTCACTTGCTCGTAAGATTGGTGGCATCAATGCAGGACATCTTATTGAAGTTGGTGCAAGACCTAATACAGGTAAGACATCTTTTCATGCAAGTCTTATTGCAGGAGTCAATGGATTTGCAAGACAAGGTGCTAAATGTATGATACTGTGTAACGAAGAGGGTAGTCATAGAGTTGGTATGAGGTATCTTACATCTGCAACAGGTATGGACAAATGGGAGATAAAAGAAAACCCTAGCAAAGCAAGAGATTTATTTGCACCAATAAAAGAAAATCTATTGATTAAAGATGCTACAGGTAAAGATATGGCATGGGTAGAATCCGTATGTAAGGCTGTAGAACCTGACGTGGTTGTATTAGACATGGGTGATAAGTTTGCTAGGACAGGTGGCTTTGCAAGAGCAGACGAAGCCTTAAAAGCAAATGCCATACATGCAAGACAGATTGCAAAGATGCATAACTGTGCAATCTTTTATATGTCTCAACTGTCTGCAGAAGCAGAGAATAAGGTTGTATTAAATCAAGCTATGATGGAAGGGTCTAGGACAGGAAAAGCTGCAGAAGCTGACCTGATGATATTAATTGCAAAGAACCCACCTGTTGAAGGACAGGATGAAGAAGATTCTATGCGACATTTAAATTTAGTAAAAAATAAGTTGACAGGATGGCATGGTATAGTGCATAGTCAATTTGATTATAAAACAGCAAGGTACGAATCATGAGTAATAGTGAATGGGAATATGTAAGAACAAATAGTAAAGGTGAAGCTATCTTTAGAAGAGATACAGATGATGATTTTGATTTTGTCTGTTCTTATTTTGAGGATAACGATATACCTTATAAATTTAAGGAAGGTGGTAATGTTTTTATTATAAAGAATAAAACAGGCAAAGATTATGTATATTATTGGAGTACAGGGAGATGGTCTCCTAAACACAAAAGTAATAAAATACATTATCATTCTAAAGGAGTGGAAGATTTTGTTACAAAATATTTAAATAAATACAATAAGGAAGAGTTAGAACGTATTAAAGAAAGAGAAGAACAAAGAAAGTTGTATTTCATTGAAAAAGAAAAAAGGAGAAATGCTAATGCAAGTAATACTTGATGTAGAAAACAATGTTACAAAGAGAGATGGTAAAACACATCTTGACCCATTTGAACCTGACAATAAACTTGTAATGGTTGGCTTTATTGTAAATGGTCGAGAGTATTTATACAGAACAGATGACATAAATGTTTCTTACCATGCAGAGATACAAAGTATATTAAATAAAACAACACTTTTAGTTTGCCACAATGTAGTGCATGAATTACTTTGGTTATGGGAGTGTGGTTTTGAATATAATGGTAATGTATACGATACTATGTTAGCTGAATATATTTTACAGAGAGGTATCAAAGAACCACTCACACTTCAAGCATGTGCAATGAGACATAGACTAGATACACAAAAAGAAAATACATTAAAAGATTATTTTAGCAAAGGTTATAATGTAGATGAGATACCACATGCAGAACTATCACACTATCTATCTGCTGATGTATGGGCAACTAAACAGTTATATGATAAGCAGATTGATTCAATAGGTAAATCAAATAATGGTATACAAAAAACTATAGAGTTTACAAATAAAATATCTATTACACTTGCTAGAATATATCAGAGAGGTTTTTCAGTTGATGTAGAAGCATTAGATAAAGTTAAAGATGAGTTTTTACAAGAGAAGAATATGATAACTAAAAAGTTACAGGATAAAGTAAGAACACTTATGGGTGATATGCCTATCAATTTAAATAGTCCTGAACAGATGTCGTGGGTAATATTTAGTAGAAAGCCACTTGACAAGCCTATGTGGGCAAATAACTTTACACCTTACATGGAGAGAGATGAGTTTAAGAAAACAGTAAAAGAAAACTCTAGTATAGTTTATAAAACTGTAGCTAAAAAATGTCCAATGTGTCATGGATATGGTAAGATTAGAAAGACAAAAAGAGATGGCACACCATTTGCAAGAGAAACTAAATGCACACATTGTAATACACAAGGTTATCTTTTCATACCAACAAACAAAGTTGCAGGTCTACGTTTCTCACCACCCACAGCAAAATGGGTCACAGCAAACGGTTTTGGTGTAAGTAAAAGTAATTTAGATATGGTTCAGAATATTGCTAGACAAAACAATATGTCAGATACTGTAGACTTTTTAGGTGACTTAAAAAGGCTGTCTGCTTTAGAAACATACCTATCTTCTTTTGTAGAAGGCATACAGGCACATATTAAGTCAGATGGTAAGTTGCATGTTAGATTACTACAACATAGAACTGCAACAGGTAGATTTAGTGGAGCAGACCCTAATATGCAGAATATGCCTAGAGGTGGTACATTTCCTGTAAAGAAAGTATTTGTATCTAGATGGGAAGGTGGCAAGATTATGGAAGCAGACTTTGCACAATTAGAGTTTAGAACTGCTGCATATTTGTCACAGGATAAAGTAGCAATGAAGGAGATAGAAGATGGCTTTGACGTACATAGTTACACTGCCAAGATTATTACTGATGGTGGTCAAAAAATTAGTAGGCAGGAAGCAAAAGCACATACGTTTGCACCACTCTACGGAGCAACAGGGTTTGGAAGAACAAATGCAGAAGCGAAATACTACAAACAGTTTACAGAAAAGTACGAAGGAATCGCATTATGGCACACCAAATTGGCTAAAGAAGCTGTAAGCACAGGTAAAATATCAACACCTTCAGGAAGAGAGTTTGCGTTTCCAAAAGTAAAAAGACTTCCAAATGGTAAGGTTACATACTTTACACAGATTAAGAACTTTCCTGTACAGTCATTTGCGACAGCCGATATTGTACCATTAATTTTAATGGACATAGATAAAAGACTTGACAACTATAAGTCATGTGTGGTAAATACAGTACACGATTCAATAGTAGTTGACGTACATCCTGAAGAGATAGATGACGTATTAAATATAATAAAGGAGACAAATAATAGTATGACAGACTTGATAAATAACAACTTTGACATTACATTAAATGTACCATTAGTTTTAGAAGCTAAATTAGGAAATAATTGGCTTGACATGCAAGAAGTTATATGATATAACTACGAACCATTTAACAAAGGAGAAAATATATTATGAATGAAATATCAATTAAAAGTATAGACAATGACAACTATGCAGTCATGGCAAAGGCTATGGGTGTATCTCTTGATAAAGAGGGTGGTGGTTCTACATCAGTAAAGCTACCAAGATTACGTATTGTCAATCAACCAATTACCAAACAAACAAAAGTCAATGGTAAGAAGATGCAAGAAGAAGTGATGGAAGCAGGACACTTTGAGTTATCCTTACCTGAAAACGAAAATGTTTTTTATGGTAAGAATATAGAGATTAGAATTTTTATGCAGAGATTTATGTATAAAAAATGGATACCGTTTGCAAACAAGTATGAGAAAACAGTATTTTCTGATAATCTTAATATTGATCTAAAAGATACAATGGGTACATTTAATTTAGGTAGACCACAAGGTTTCCAAAAAGATTGGAACAGTCTTCCTGATACTACTAAAGATATAATTAAATCTGTAAAAAGAGTTAGAGGTATCTTTGGTAAGGTAAAATTTATTGGTAAGGTAGTTGACTCATCACATGATGAAGTTGAGTCACAAGAGACACCTTTTATTTGGGAAATGCATAATGCTACAGCATTTAAAAATATGGGTGTTCCAATATCAACTCTTGCTAAAATCAAGAAGATACCAATAAATCACTACATAAGTGTAGCTACAGAAGAACAAAAGATTCCTAGTGGTAATAGCTTTTATGTTCCTGTAGCAAGTCTTGACGTTACTCGTAATGCTAATATTACAGATGACGACCAAGTATTATTTACACAGTTCCAAGAGTTTGTAAGTAATTACAATGGTTGGGTTGTAAGTGAGTGGGATAAACTTGCTCAACCACAAGACATATCTGATGAGGACAAAGATATTGTTGACGACTTTATAGACGTAGATTTAGATGGCAATGATAAGAAATAATCCTTTTCAGGCACACAACATCAACTACTTGTCACCTAGCAGTATGAATACCTACATAAGCGACATGCCTATGTGGGTAGCTAGATACTTGTTTGGTGTCAAGTCAGGTGGTGGTGCAGGAGCAGTCAGAGGTATAGTGCAGGAATCTGTGTTAGCCAATAAGTATGAAACAGGTAAGTTTGATTTTAAACTACTCGACATACAGTTTACTACTATGTGTTCAGAGTTTATGCTTAGTTTAAAAGATGACAAGGTAGAGAAAGAGAAAAAATTATTAAAAGGCTTCGGTGAAATACTTGATGAAAATTTTAAGTATAAAAACTTAGAACAGTATCAAGAAAAAGTCGAAGTGCAGTTTGATGATATGCCTATCCCTGTTATTGGCTACATAGACTTTAGGTTTAAAGACAAGATAGTTGATTTAAAAACAACAACTAGAATGCCATCTAAACCTACAGAAGCACAGAAAAGGCAGATGGCACTTTATTCTATGGCTTATCCAAATAATAGTGTAGACTTATTTTTTGCAACACCAAAAGATTATAAAAAGTTTACACTTAAAAATTTATCTGCATACAAAGAGCAACTTAAAAACGTAGCTTTTAGTATACAGAAGTTTTTATCTATAAGTGAAGATAAACATGAGTTAGCTTCTTTAGTATATCCAAATCTAGATTCTTGGACTTGGAATGATAAATTAAAAAGAGAAGCAAAGAAAATATGGAGAGATAAAATATGACAGATTTAAAAGTAGATGAAATGGCAGAACTAATTAGAGAGAAGGAAAAAGAACTTCTTGAGATGAAGAAGGAGTATCGTGAACGTAGGACTGAGGGATTACGTCATGCACTAGAGCAGAAAAAAGAAGCTGAAAAATTAGTGCGTGATGAGATGAAAGCACTAGGCTATGATTATGGTTCTACAGTTCGTTATTGGTTGTAATGTCTGCATATAGTGCTAGACAGATAGCACGTAAGAATGGGTATAGGAGTGGTTTGGAAGATATTGTTGCAACATATCTTAAAGAACATAAAATAAAATTTCTATACGAAAAGATTAAGATTGAGTGGGAAGACCTTTCTTATCGTACCTATACCCCTGATTTTGTTTTGAATAATGGAATAATAATAGAAACGAAAGGGAGATTTACAGTTGCTGATAGACGTAAACATTTATGTATTAAGAGACAACATCCTGATTTAGACATACGATTTGTTTTTACAAACAGTAAAACAAAGTTAAGAAAAGGTGCAAAGTCTTCATATGCAGAATGGTGTATAAAATATGATTTCAGATATTATGATAGAATAATACCTGAAGATTGGTTAAAAGAGAAGAAGAAAAAAACCAAGTATGGTAAGTTTATATCTTTTCCAAATAAAAAAATAAAAAGGAGATGATGCATGGATAATTTAAGAACAGAAGACTTTACGATAGTTATAAGTCCTGAAACAACAGAAGATGGCAAATCGTGGACAGGAGCATTGTATACAACTATAATGCATAATAATACTAGCACTTTAAATGTAGAAGACCAAAAGGCTTTGTATGGTATATGTAAACTTATGTGTAACTCAATTTTATTGAGCAACATTGATGAAGATTTTCGTATGCACCTAGAAGACTTTACTGTTTCAAATGATACTATAAAAGATTTAGAAGAACAATTTATAGATAATAATAAAACATTACCACCCAACAAAAAATACTTGCATACCACAGAAGATAATGTTATAAGAATAGACTTTAAAACTAAAACGAAAGGGAATGCGTAATGAATGCTACAGTAAAAGAATTGATAGACTTTGAAAAAGGAGAGTCACTCAGTAATGATATGGTAAATCACCCACCACATTATAATCAACGTGGTATAGAATGTATTGATGCTATTGAAGCTGCAACAGATAAAGGCTTTCAATATTATCTACAGGGTAATATAATTAAATATTTATGGAGATATAGATATAAAAATGGTGTAGAAGACTTGAAAAAAGCAAAGTGGTATTTAAATAAATTAATAGAGATTACAGATGAAAATAAAAGTTAAAATATTTGCCACATTAAGTTTAGACCCTGATGAGTATGCTGTTCCTTCGGATGGTGTTGTCACAGAAGAGTTTGAAGAATTAGTACAAGAAGTTATACACGACATAAATGGTGTAGAAATAAAAAACATTAGAGTAACACAGGAGGATACATAAATGAACAACATAGGAACACAACTACCAACAGATTATCAAAACTTTATAGCATTGTCTCGTTATGCTAGATGGATTTCTGAAGATAACAGACGAGAAGAATGGACTGAAACTGTAGATAGATATTTAAATTATATGCAGGAACATCTAGTAAATAAATATAACTTTGATGAGAAAGTTTACTATGAGTTACAAGATAGATTGTTTCATCACATTACTAATTTAGATGTTATGCCAAGCATGAGAGCATTAATGACTGCAGGAAAGGCACTTGATAAATGTCATGTTGCAGGATATAACTGTTCCTATCTACCTGTTGACAACCCTCGTGCATTTGATGAGTGCATGTATATTCTTATGTGTGGAACAGGTGTTGGTTTCTCTGTTGAAAGAGAGAATGTAGACAAACTTCCTATTGTAAATGAACATTTTGAAAAAAGTACAACTGTAATTAAAGTAGGTGACTCTCGTTCAGGTTGGGCAAGAGCATTACGTGAACTGATTGCTATGTTATATGTTGGACAGATTCCCACACTTGATGTTACAGATGTAAGACCTGCAGGAGCAAGACTAAAAACATTTGGTGGTCGTGCATCAGGTCCTGAACCACTTGTAGATTTGTATAGATTCTGCATTAAAACATTTCAGCAGTCTGCAGGTAGAAAGCTGTATCCTATAGAATGCCATGATATAATGTGTAAGATTGGTGAGGTTGTTGTTGTAGGTGGTGTAAGACGTTCAGCACTTATCAGTTTATCTAATTTAGGTGATGACCAAATGAGATATGCTAAGTCAGGTCAATGGTGGGAGAATGAAGGACAAAGAGCATTGGCTAATAATAGTGTAGCATACAAAGGTAAGATTAGTATGGAAACATTTATGCGTGAGTGGCTGTCTCTTGTTGAAAGTAAGTCAGGTGAACGTGGCATATTTAATCGTAAGTCTGCCGTCGAACAAGCAGGTAAAAACGGTAGAAGAGATACTAATTATGCTTTTGGTTGTAACCCATGTAGTGAGATTATACTTAGACCATATCAATTCTGTAATTTATCTGAAGTAGTTATAAGAGCAGAAGACACAGAAGAAACTTTGTTAGAGAAAGTAGAGATGGCTACAATACTTGGTACATTTCAGGCAACTCTTACTGACTTCAAATACTTACGGTCAATATGGAGAAAGAATACAGAAGAAGAAAGATTGCTTGGTGTATCATTAACAGGTATTATGGACAATAAATTATTTAATGATTATAACACCATGTTCTTTGAAGATGGTCAGCAAGTATTTGATGGTTCAAGAGTTGGTGGCATTCTTACTAAACTAAAAGAGAAAGCTATTGAAGTAAATAAAAAGTATTCAGAGATGTTAGGCATCAATCAATCTACTGCTATTACCTGTGTCAAACCAAGTGGAACTGTATCACAGCTTGTGGACAGTGCAAGTGGTATTCATGCTAGACACAGTGCATACTATATTCGTACTGTACGTGGTGATAACAAAGACCCACTGACACAGTTTATGATTGACAGTGGTATTCCTAATGAACCTGATGTTATGAAGCCTGACAGCACGACAGTATTTAGCTTTCCTATGAAATCACCTGAAGGTGCAACAACAAGAAATGAAATGTCAGCTATAAATCAATTAAACTTATGGAAAACATTTCAAGAGTATTGGTGTGAGCATAAACCATCTGTTACGATTTCTGTAAAGGAAGATGAATGGATGAAAGTTGGAGCATGGGTGTATGAAAACTTTGATGATATATCAGGAATTAGTTTTCTACCACATAGTGAACACACTTATGCACAAGCACCATACCAAGAAATTACGGAAGAGGAGTATAAAAACCTTGACAAACGTATGCCTGATATGATAGATTGGAAAAAACTACAAGATTTCGAAAAAGAAGACAATACTACAGGGTCAAAAGAGTTAGCCTGTAGTGCTGGAGTTTGCGAAGTCGTTGATATTGAGTCTACATAATCAGGTAGTTTACCCTTCGGAGATGGTGTTTCACCCCTCTGAGGGTCTTTAAAACAACAAAAATTTTTTACGAAAGGAGAAATTTATGAAAAAAGCAAGAAAAATAGACTTAGAGAACTATACTAAAGATAATGCACGTTTTGTTGATGGTGAATGGTGGTATTATAGTAGCACAGGCACATATCGAGAGAGAGTTGTTACTCATGCTCGTAAAAATACAAATCGTATGTTTGTAAATGGTAAATTTATTCCTAAGTTTTCTGACTACAAAAATAGAATACTTAACCCACTTCACAAACCCGGTAACTATAAGTCTCTTGACGATGCTTGGTCACATGATGAACTAGATGAGATGGCTAGAGATAAAAATGTTAAGGGTGAATTGTACATAGCAACTAGACCTGAGTTTGAAAAAGAAGGTTGGTTTAAAATAGGTATGTCAGTAAACTCTGCTGAGAGTAGGCTTAAAAATTATCAAACAGGTAGTCCGTTTCAAGACTATTACCTTGTGGATAAAAAAGCTGTAACTAATGTTGCAGATGAAGAAAGAAAAATGCACAGATATATTAATAAATTCTGTGATAAGAAAAGTAACGAATGGTTTAAAATAGATAAAGACAGGTTACTTAAATTATTTAATGAAGAGAAAGGAGAATAATATGAGAGATATGTTACTTGGTTCTGCAAGAACTTATTATATGGGAATGATAAATAGGTCAATAGCAAATATGGAAGTGTTGCTAACT